GTAGTCTTCCGCTCATGACAGACGCTCCTCCTCCTCCGGTCCCATTCGAGCGAACAGAGACCGATGAGGATCTCCTCTCGATCCCAGATCCGAATCTCTCCGGCAAACTCATCGGAGAGATCATCGAGGAGCAGACCGATGCCGAGCGCTGAGCAAACTCTGAACATCGCTCGCTCTTATCTCGGAGAAGGTCCGGCTCGCTTTGTGAACTGGTATCCCGCTCCGATCGGAACCGCATGGTGCGCGATCTTCCAGTCCTACGTTCTCTCTCAGATGGGGATCCCAACGCACTACGCGTGGGTCTCTGGACTCTTCGATCAGTATCGACGAGAGGGTCGAACCTTTGCTCCGCACGAAGCGCAGCCGGGAGATCTCGTCGCGTTCGATTACGACGGAGGAGGAAGGTCTGCCTACGATCACATCGCAATGGTCGAGAGCGTGACCTCTGACGGGATCATCGCAATCAACGGCAACTGGTCGAACAAAGTTCAGAGAGTCCTCCATCGATGGAACGCCGGAGGATTCGCCGGAGGGATCGCTGAGATCGCTCGACCCGCATACACTCAAGACCCCGAACCGGAGGATGAAGAAGTGAAGTCTCTACTCATGATCGATCGCCGACAGAATCCCGCACCCGTCTACCACGCCTGCGGAAACACGAAGGTCTGGCTCAGCAAGCAAGAGCAGGTGGACGTGTTGCGCTTCTTAGGTGTTGCTGTCCTCGACCCTGCTCCTCCCGCATGGCTCGACGCTCTCGCAACTATTCCAAGAGGCTAGACATCGCGAAGATTGCGAACTAGTACGCTTCTCTGCGTCGACCGAACCGACAAAGGATTCGCTAATGCCGAAACTTGTGGACATGAACATCGAGGAGACCAGCGGGGTCGATCATCCCGCACATCTTCGCGAAGGATGGATGGTCATGAAGTCAGCAGATCGAGCCGCAGTCGATTCGGTTCTCGACAAGATCAAGGCCGCTTCCGGCCACCCCGACGAACTGGAGGCAACAATGCCCGAAGAGAACATCGAGGTCGAGGTCGAAGCGACCGACGAACTCACCAAGGCCAACGAGCGAATCGCTGAACTCGAAGCAGCGCTCGCAGCCCAACCCGAAACGATCGAAGAGATCGAGGTCGAGACCGCTGATGAGGATCTGCTGAAGAGCGTCCCCGAAGCCGTCCGCAAGATGATCGAAGATCAGAAGTCAATCGTCGCAGAAGCGCTCGCAAAGGCTTCCGCAACAGAAGACGAACTCCGCAAGGAGCGCGCTGCTCGCGCCGATGAGGTTGCGATCGCGAAGGCTGCTTCGTGGACTTCTCTGTCGCTCGACGCGAACGAGGTCGGTCCCTCGCTTCGTCGTCTCGCTGACATCGACGCTGATCTTGCCAAGAGCATCGAAGCCGTCCTCGATGGCGCAAACGCTCAGGCAGAATCCGCTGGCATCTTCGCCGAGATCGGCAAGTCTGGTCGCCCGGACAATGGTGATGCCTACGAAAGTCTTGCTTCTCTCGCAAAGAGCGCAGTCGAAGCAGGCATCTCCCCTACGTTCGAGCAGGCGTTCGTCAAGGTCGCCGAGCAGAATCCTGACCTGTACAACCGTCATCTCTCAGAGAAAGGTGCCTGACCATGGCATTCGAGATCTCCGCTTACGCCGTGAAGGTGACCCGCGTTGCGGGTGCTGATCTTTCGGCTCTTCAATACACATTCGTGAAGCAGAACTCCAGCGGTCAAGTTGTCGCTGTTGCTGCTGCGACTGACATTCCGCTCGGCGTTCTTCAGAACGCTCCGACCTCCGGCCAAGAAGCAGAAGTTCTCGTGACCGGTGGCACGAAGTTGAAGGCCGGCGCGACCATCACGCTCGGAACTCACTTCATTCTCGGAACGACTTCCGCAGGAGCAGCAACACCGCTCGCAGCGGGAACCGACACCACGAAGTACATCCTCGGTGCGCCGCTTGCTACAGCAGCATCCGGCGACATCATGTCCGCAATCATCAACTGTGCCAGCCCCGGCCGCGCAGCCTAATCGGGAGACAGATCAATGCCTCAGCCGAATCTCAATCAGGTCCACATCGACGCTCCTCTGACCAACATGAGCATCGCCTACCTTCAATCACAGGACTTGTTCATTGCGAACAAGGTCTTCCCGGTGATCCCTGTCGACAAGAAGAGCGACAAGTTCTTTGTCTACACAAAGAATGACTGGTTCCGTGACGAGGCTCAGCGCCGCGCCGACGCAACCGAGTCAGCAGGCTCCGGATACAACCTGACTACCTCGTCCTACAGCGCTGATGTCTTCGCCTTCCACAAGGACGTAGGCGATCAGACCCGGGCCAACAGCGATACTCCGCTTGTCCCGGATCGTGAAGCGACTGAGTTCGTCACGAGCCGACTCCTGCTCCGTCAGGAAGTTCAGTTCGTCACCGACTTCATCAAGTCCGGAGTATGGGTTACCGACCTCGCTGGCGTTGCTGGCACTCCCTCGACTGGTGAGTTCAAGCAATGGAGCGACTTCGCTAACTCCGATCCGATCGAAGACATCGAACTCGGCAAGGAAGCAATCCTCGGCTCGACCGGCTTCATGGCAAACACGCTTGTCCTCGGCTATCAGGTCTACCGCAAGTTGCGGAACCATCCTGATCTCGTCGATCGAATCAAGTACACGAGCAGCAATGTCATCACCACCGACATCATGGCTCGTCTCTTCGATGTCGAGCGCGTGCTTGTTGCTTCTTCGGTTCGTGCGACGAACGCTGAAGGCGCATCCCCGGCCTACTCGTTCAACACCGGCAAGGCAGCGATCCTCACTCACTCCGCTACGACACCGGGTCTTATGACCCCGTCAGCCGGCTACACGTTCGCATGGCGCGGCGTGTCCGGTGGTCTCGGTGCTTCGATCGGTGTGAGCCGTATCCGCATGGAGCATCTCAAGGCTGACCGCATCGAAGGCGAACTCGCTTTCGCTAACAAGGTCACCGCTTCGGATCTCGGTGTGTACTTCGGGTCTGCTGTAGCCTGATCCTGACCAACCCGTCGAGCGTCGGCTCTGCTCCTTCTCGGGGGTGGAGCCGGCGCTTCGTCGTTTCTAAGAGAGAGACATTCAATGGCATCAGCACCTGTAGGACCGCATCGAGTTCGTCGACCTTTCGATGCTGATGGAGTCCGCATGATTCCCGGCGAGATCGTCGATGTCACGGAATACCGGAACGCGTTTCAACTTCTCGAACGCGGCTTTCTCGAACGTATCCCTGTCGAGGAGCAGATCGAGAAGAAGCCTGTCGCAAAGAAAGCGCCCGTGAAGAAGAGCGCAGCGAAGAAGGCTGCTCCGAAGAAGTCGGCTGACTGATGTTCCCAGATCGCCAGTTCTTCCGCAGCGCAAACGTCGGCAACTGGCAGAGCGCCACCGATGCGCTCGAAACCGGATTCGCTTTCGGATACTTCGGAGCCTTCTCAGATTCGACTACCCAGACGATCGCAGCGAACACCGCGACTCCGATGACTTTCGATACTCTCGAAGAATCATTCGGAGTCTCGATCGGATCTCCTTCGAGCCGAATCGTCATCGCTAATCCGGGGACATACAACATTCAGTTCTCAGCACAACTCGACAAGACCGATGGTGGATCTGATGATGTGTCGATCTGGCTGGATGTCGATGGAAGCAACGTGAGCCGATCGACAACTGATCTCACAATCCCGAACAATCCGGGACGGATCGTCGCCGCTTGGAACTGGGTCTACACATTCTCCGCAGGACAATACTTCCGTCTCATGTGGTCAAGCCCGGACAGCAGTATGCGCCTGCTCTCGGCTAGCGCAAGGACTTCCCCTGCTCGACCGGCTGTCCCTTCGGTGATCCTGACGGTGACTCAGGTAGGCGCTGTCCGCTGATCCCTGCGCTCCTCCCTCCCTTCGGTAAGAATGAGAGCATGACTGATCCACAGCATGATCCCCAGATGCTCGACGACATCCTCGGCAACTACCGAAACCGATGGTATGCGAGAGGATGCGTCATCGGAAGAATCATCGGAGATCTCGACGATGGACCCTTCCGATCGAAACTGATCGGCTACCTCTCTCTCCCGACTCGCGATCTCGGTCATGCTCCGATCTGTCAGGCTCTCGAAGAAACCCTCGGAGAGAAGATCCGCGCTGACACTATGGGTCGGCATCGCTCCCGGAAGTGCGCTTGTCCTGACGAGGTCTGGTCATGACCTCCGACTTCGATGATGCTCTCTCCGTCCCGGGACAAGATCCCGAAGCGCTCGATGAGGCTCTGAGACGCTCTGAGAAGCCTCGCCAGATTGCTCCGCAGGGATGGGAACCCGGGATCGCATGGGATGGCTCTGAAGGGATCATGACAACCGGACCTCTTCAGGAAGCGCCGGATCTCGCGCTCTGGTCCGAACTGATCGCAGACTGGAATCTGGATCCCGAGACCACCGAGATCGTTCCCGGATCTGTTCAGGTTCGAGGCTGGGACGCGAATGTCGGAGCGGGAGAGATCAAGCGGCTCCGCTATTACCGAGCAACAATCCGAGCGAGATCCTCTGCT